CTGACTGACTGCTACCAAAAGCACGACCAGCATCAACGCCCCTAGCATCATCAAAACCACGAATAAACTCGCCCCGCAAATCTGGAAGTTTAAAGGTCGTAGAACCATCACCTGCTCCAAATGTAGTGCCAATAGCAGTAAATAAAACAGCATATGTAGTTCTACTTACAAGGCTACCATCGCACTTGAGCCAACCGCTTGGGGCTGTATTCATTGCAAAAGACATTACGCAACCAGCAGGAATAATAGTCGAAGTTCCAGTAACTGTAAGATTTCCACTAACCTGTAAATTACCAACTATATTGGTTTTCTGTCCAGCCGCAGGAGTCACAGTAACATCAACCCCAGCACCGCCATTAATAGACGATGTAGTGATAGGAAGATTGGAGTTAAGGATGTCTCCTATAGTGGCCTCCTTGAGCGTACCAGCGTCATTGACGATAGTGCTGTCGGTGGCCTCAAGGGTATTAGCCGTGATGCTAGGCTGGCCTGTGATAGCCCCGACAAGCAGGACAGAGGAATCTACGAGTTGGTTCAGACGAGCACCAGTTACCTGTTGTCCGTCTACGAAAGTATCGCCTTTGGAAATTTGAGCCATTGTTATGTTTTAGAAGTGTTAGTTTGTTTCTGAGCGGTAGCGTATATATACGCAGAACGAATAGAAGGTCTGAGATTAGTCGAAGTATATTGCAGTTGGATGCCTGTGCCTATCTTGCGAAGGCCGACTCGCCTTGCGGAGTCTTCCGTGAATTCAGCACCAAATGTATCTACCACAGCCGTGATGTCTGGGTTGAATACTTCAGCAACTGTCTGAATCTGAGAGCCAGCGTCAGAAACCATCTCAGTCTCAGCGGTGCTAAACCTCTTGTCACCTATGCTGTTGAACGAATAACGCCTTGTTTTTAAGATTCCAGTAATAGGATTAGCAGGGAATGACAGCGGTTCAAGCGTTGCAGGAATAAAGAAAGGAAGCGTGGGCTTGCCAGAGTTAGGGTCACCAATAGACCAGTTCTGGTACTCGTCCCAATTTAACTGCTCAGACAGAAACAGTCCTTGGTCTGAGTCGGCAATGTACATTCTACGCTGATTATCCTTCTTGGCGATAATAAAGTCAAACACATCAAAACCAGACGGATAAGTATCAACCGACTCCCATTGTCTCAGAATAAAATTATATACAAGGATAGCGTTGTTATCGACAGAGTTATCCAGAGGGACGGCAAGATAGTATCTGTTATTCCAATAGGTAGCGACAGCACGATAAGCGTAATTGCGATTGATTCGTTGGATGACATCATCAATAGGGGCTGAGATAGGGTCAGCCATCGTGAGCAACTTCATCGACTCCGCAGAGGCTGGCTGTGGTTGCAGGAAGTACACTCCGTTGTCAGACAAGAAGAACACGCCACCACCCGCTTGGACTACGGACTTTCTGGCAGAGCAACCGATGTCGGTAGCCAAAGTCTTGACATAGGAGTCGTTGCTTAGGGCATCGCCCGTGACATAGCGGTTAGAACCGACATTCACATAGAAGATGCTGTTCCGCATGAACACCAAGAACTCGTTCAAAGTCCACGGAGCGACACCGACTACTTGGTCGTTGCCCCCGTTGTTTATGGTAAAAGCATCAAGAGAATCCCAATCGTTAAAGTCCAAGAAATTAGAAACAGAAATAGTATCAAAGTTTCTAAGCGGGTTAGACTCTAAGTGGAACTTTCCTAGGGCTATCAAACGATTCGCATAGTACAGCAGACCTGTGCAGTTCGGGAACTCAACCCCTGTGCCAGACGCAGGAATAACAGTTATCGAGACACCCAAGTCCCACTTAAGGGGACGCTTAGACCAACCACGGCTGATGTAGATGTTGTCAACCGCCATAACGACATCACAGCCGTCTTGGGTTGTGATAGTCTCTCCAGCAGGGAAGTTGACCTTAGCCGACAGGGTTTCGGCTTGCGGGTCATAGGAGTACAGCCCGTTAGTAACAACTACTACGATGATTTCCTGCCCTGTGCTGTTGATGTAAGTGCCTACGCCATAGACTGTCTGGCCTACGAGAGCACCAATGGTCTTGCGTTGCAGACCCTTGCGGACAGTAGCAACGCCTCTGTCTAATCTGAAATTCTGAGAACGACTGACGATACCTTGGGGCAGAGCACTAGGGTTGTCACGGCTGTTAAGCCCGACAAATCCTATGTCTCCGTCCTTTTGGTATTCATTAGCCATTACTGAGAAATGATAGAGAAGTACACAGCCTTAATCTTTTCAGACCAGCGTGTGCCGACATAAACGCCGCCAAGGAAGGCAACTGTAGCGAGGATAAGGGTAATCATTGAGGTAAGGTGATTTTGAGACGGGTGAGTTCGGCAAGGAGTTCAGCCTCGGTGGGCTTGTTGATAAGGGTCAGTTTGCCGAAGTACTTGCCGCTAGTCGGGAACTCACGATAGCCAAGGCAGGACTTGCCGTCCTTGACGAAGGCGTTCCAGCCAGTAGCGATGTTGATAGGTTCAGTAGCCATAAAGTTTAGAAGTAGAAACCTCCAGAGCCATCCCAGTAGTAATCAGTTCCAGAGTAGTTAGTGATAAATGTGCCGCTGGAGTAATAACTACCACCAGAAGAACTATAATAACCGCCAGACCCATCGTGGTAGTATTCGGTTGTCGTTCCGTTGTCGAAGTAACTGTTGCTCCCAGAAGGCACTTCGGTCTGGTTGTTAAATCCAACGATAAATATTCCGTTCGAGGTGTAGGATGCATTTTCGTTAGACGAATAGTAAGACCCAGCACCATCAGAGTAGTAGTTAATATCATACGAACCATTTGCATAGTCCGTTCCTGCGATATTGATGTACGAGGTAACTCCATTCTGGCCTGCAAGGTAAGTGCCATATGTGGAGTAGGAATTGTCGGTTAACTCATAATACCCACCACTTCCATCGTGGTAGTATGTGGTCGTATAAGAGCCTACTGAGTAATTAATTCCGTTGATGGTTACGAAGTGAGAACCGCTAGCCGTAGTGATGGTGTTTCCGTTGCTCTTGTAAGCGACATTGGAAATATTAGTCCAATCGAGGAAAGAGCCGCCAACTCCGTCAGCCAGTCTATCCACATCGGCAACTTGAATTGGATAATTAACAGCGTTGATGGTTAGATATGAACCACCCTCAGAAATAGGGTATTCCTGTGCTGTAAGCGTCTCAAGCAACTCCCCGTATTCTGGAAATGACGGAGCAACGCTAGGAAACGACACAATAGTGCCGAAGCCGTTATTGCTTGTTCCTCTGGATATGGTCGTGCCTATCCTATGTAGGTCAACGCCCATTAGCAGATAGCGTAGGCGATATGGACAGGGGTAGCGGCGGTGTCAGAGATACAGCGGACGATGCCGTTGTAGTTATCCAGCGAGATGCTCTCGCCAGCCTTGACCTTCAGACCAGTCGTGCCTGTGCTGGCGAAAACGACAGTCAGCAGGGCAGAGGCGTGTTGGTTTTGGATAATGACGCTGACTCGTCTTTCGGGAGTCGTGGCGGCGGCAAGGGCTGTGACGGCAGAAGTGCCGACAGAGGTTTCCGTGTGAATGAAGTCACGGATAAACGGAGAGGAGAATGAGATGTTAGCCATTTTAGTAAGTGTTTGTCATGTTAATCCTGCTGTTCTGACCCTGCTGTCTGAGGAACTTGTCGTACTCGAAATCGAGGACTTCCTTAGCCTTAGCCTCGACAACGCTCGCTTCTTGAATCTGTCCTTCGGACACGAACCAGTTGGCGGCGGAAGACCAAGACATAAACGCACCGAAGATATACGGAATCTCAATCTTCGTCCAAGATGCAGGGTGGGAGTTAGGATTCTGTCCAGCCGTTGTAGAAGCGACTGTGCAGACATAGAAATTGCCAGAGTAAGGCTTGCCAAGGACAGGGGTATAAGAGCCTGTGCCAGAGCCAGAATCGAAGTAGACCTGTGCTCCTTGGAAGTAAACCACAGTAGGGCTGTAGAGGTCTCCCTCAAACGAGGGGCAGTCCTTGCGGTACAGATAGTAGCCGTCAGCCTGTTGGTTGTTGATGATAACCCTTCTGGAAGAACCAGAGTCATAAATCTGATAGGCCATCTGGATAGCCTTGGTCGATTCTTGGGGGTTGCGGGTGTACACACCTAGGATTTCGTCCGCTTCGTCAGCGGGGGTGAAGTACGCTACATTGTTGACATCAATCGATGTCGTGAAAGGGGACAGGCGACAAATATCTGCCCATTGATTCGATTCCCAAGCCTCACGCATACGGGCAGAAGCAAAATCACGGAACTGAGCAAATGTCTCAGATGTGATGTTGTGTCTGTCGTTTCCAGAGTACTGGAGAGCGTCAAATAGGACTTTGGAAAAGTCGGTTGTTCTCATTT